GGGGGCTTTCTAAAAAACTTGAAGGAACAGATGGTACTAAAACAAAATATGTTGATCCAGAAACACTTGATGGATATTCACTATATGACATTGTTAATCCACCCTATGACCTAGATACTCTTGCTGGGCTATTTGATTCAAGCGCAATTCATAATGCCTCTGTTATGGCTAGAGTTATGAATACTGTTGGTGTTGGTTTTGAATTTGAAGAAACTACAAAATCAAAAAGAAAAATTGAAAAAGCAATGAGTGATCCAGAACGGGTTAGCCGTGTTCGCAAAATGCTTCAAGATGAAAAAGAAAAGCTTGATGAAATTTTTGAAAACATAAATGTTGAAGAAACTTTTATTGAAACAATGATTAAAGTTTGGCAAGATGTTCTTACTGTTGGCAATGGATACTTAGAGGTTGGCAGAAACAATGCTGGTAAGATAGGATATATTGGTCACATACCAGCAACCCTTGTTAGGGTAAGGAGAAAAAGAGATGGCTTTGTCCAAATCGCAAGGACGAGTAAAATCGCAGCGGTCTTCTTCAGAAACTACGGTGATGAAAAAACGGAAGACCCGATCAACACAGACCCCAGACCAAATGAAATTATTCATTTTAAGATTTACACTCCTAAAAATACGTACTACGGTGTTCCTTCTTCAGTCTCTGCTGCCGCTGCAATTATTGGTGATAAGTTTGCGAAAGAATATAATATTGACTATTTTGAAAATAAAGCTATTCCTCGGTATGCCGTTATAGTTAAGGGTGCAAAGTTAAGTAATCAATCAAAACAAGAACTTATTAATTATTTTAGAAAAGAAGTTAAGGGTCGCAATCATGGTACTCTCGTTATTCCAATTCCTGCCTCTATTGGCGCTGATAGTGATATCCGTTTTGAAAAACTAGAAGCTGGGGTTCAAGATGCTTCATTTGATAAATATAGAAAATCAAATAGAGATGAAATTTTAGTTGCCAATAGGGTTCCTGCACCAAAAGTTGGCGTGTACGACAATGCAAACCTTGCTGTATCTAGGGACTCGGATAAAACATTTAAAATGCAGGTTGTAGGACCAGATCAAGCCGTTATTGAAAAGAAAATAAATAGAGTAATGGCCGAGTTTACTGATTTATTTGTTTTAAGATTTAAGAAGATTGACTTGATTGATGAAGATATTCAGTCTAGAATTAATGACAGATATTTAAGAACAGAAGTTATTGCACCAAATGAAGTTCGCTCCGCTCTCGGTCTGCCAGAGCGAGCAGATGGCGATGAGGTGCTTCCGTTCCCATCTAAAGTTAAAAAAGAACAATCTGGTCCGGGTGCTCCAATTGGTAATTCCAATAATGAAGCATCTCAGCCCAGAAAAGCAAGAGCCGATACCCCAGAGGGAAGTTCCGACCCAAGAGAGTCGGGCGATCAAGCCGAAAGGGGAGAAAATCAAAATAATTCAGGAGGTACAGAATGAGTAACGGAATGGGAATTGTTTATTCCAGCACAGGCGTTGACAGTACGGCAAATACTGTAACCCTTATTGGTCATACAACAAGTATTAACTTTCTCAACACGCATGCTTCTACAAATGCAGTTATTAAACTAAATGGTGGTCCACACCAAGTGTTAATTCCAGCAAACAAGAACTATGTTTCGGTTGAGGGAGACTACACCCAGTTCCAAGTTATTACCGCCAATGTGACAGTTGCGGTATATGCACTTGGCTGATTTGCTGTATAATAGATTTATAGCATAAACTTAGGAGTATATCTTTTATGACAAATTTTAACATGACCTTTCCAATTGATATGGTCAAGAAAGAAGAGCGTATTGTTACTGGTATTGCCACAGCTGATAATGTTGACAAGGTTGGCGATCTTGTAGATTTTAGCGCGTCACTTGATGCGTTCAAAAATTGGCAAGGCAACATAAGAGAAATGCATGCCCCGGTTGCTGTTGGAAAAGCCATTAGTCACAAAGCAATTAAAATGAAAGGCATTGATGGTGAAGAGTATAATGCAATTCAAGTTGAAGCTTATATTTCAAAAGGCGCAGAAAGCACTTGGCAAAAAGTTCTTGATGGAACACTTCGTGCATTTTCAATTGGTGGAAAAATTGTGAAGAAAGAAATGATGCAAAACAAAGTTCACAATGGTAGACCAGTGCATATTATTAAAGAATATAATCTTGGTGAACTTAGTCTTGTTGATAATCCCGCAAATGCAATGGCGGTAATTGACCTTGTAAAGAAAGACAATTCTGGCACTTTAGAATATGTTCTAGAATTACTAGAAGAAGAATTTGAAAAGAAACAACCCTTGAAAGATCCAAAGGGCGGATTAACTGCTGCCGGTAGAAGACATTTCAAACAAACTGAAGGCGCAAACTTAAAGCCAGGAGTTAGGGGTGCTGCAAATACTCCAGAAAAAATGCGCAGAAAGGGTTCATTCTTAACAAGATTTTTTACTAATCCTTCTGGCCCAATGAAGAAACCAAACGGGCAACCAACAAGGCTCGCTCTTTCAGCCGCTGCTTGGGGGGAGCCAGTACCAAGTGATGCTGCTGCTGCTGCGCGGCTTGCGGCAAAGGGAAGAAGGCTTTTAGAAAGATATAGAAGGCAAAAGGAAGCAAAGAAGTTTGATGGGAGCACCTCTGGTCTGGTTGATATGAATGAAGATTATGATTTAGACGCAGATGAAGCAGCAATTGAAGTATTACTAGATACCATCTTTGATGATCTAGATGACGTTATTGAGCAAGGAAAGACTTATTTTGAGGGGATTGATTTAGAAAATGAAGAAAACCTCGAAATCTCATTGCTAAATGATGTAAAATATGATAAGGTAAACCCTATGGATAATTTAATTAATAGTGATGAAAATAAATTATCACTTGTTAAAAAGTTTGTCGCTTGGCTTAGTTCGGAGTCAAGCGATGTCAGTCTTAATAAAACTGACGATGCTGAAGCCACATCCGAGGCAGCAGTACATACTGAACAAATGGAGGAACAAGAAATGGATATTGAAATGTTGAAAGAAGCTCTTGGCTCCGTCATTGATCAGAAGCTTAACGACTTTGCCACTTCGCTTAAGGCTGAAGTTGAAGCAAATGTTGCTGCTAAGATCGATGATGTTGCAAAAAGCTTAGAATCACAGAAAACAGAGCTTGCTCAAAAGTTGGAGACAACCGAGAAGGCTCTGCAAGAACAGACTGCTAAGGTTGAAGAAATTGCAAATGCTGGCGCTGTTAAAAAGAGTGTTGACCCCGAAGACAACGATGAAGAGGAGACAATTGTTAAGTCTGCTCCGCAATCGGTCTGGAACAACATTTATCTACCTCAGGCTCTGATTGAGTCTTTGGGTTATAAGTCATAATAAGGAGGACTTAAACATGGCAACACAGGAAGAAATTCTTTCTAAGGCTGGCGAAGTAACCACGTCATCAATCGTCAGCGGTAATGCAAACGGTGGTTTGCTCAAGCCTGAGCAATCAAATCGTTTTCTTGATTTCGTGGTTGATCAATCTGTTCTGATGAAGAACGCTCGTATTGTTCGCATGCGTACACCACAAGTTGAAATTGATAAATTGTCAATCGGTGATCGTTTGCTTACTAAGGCAACTGAGGCAAGCAACACTGGTTCAAATGTGGCTGTTACCTTCTCTAAGGTTTCGCTCTCCAGCGTTAAGCTTCGTCTTGACTGGGCGCTCAGCACAGAGTCATTGGAAGACAACATCGAGGGTACTTCGCTAGAAGATCACATTGCTCAGGTTATGGCTCGTCAAACAGCCAATGACTTGGATGACTTGTTGATCAATGGCAACACATCTTCGGCAAACGGTCTTCTGAAAGCAGTTGATGGGTTCCTTAAGTTGGCAACGGCTGGTGCTGGTGCAACGGGTACAAAGATCGTTGATGAAGGCGGCAACAATGTTAGCCGTGCAACATTCGATCGTATTCTTCGCAACATGCCGACAAAGTATCTGCAGAAGCGTAACGAGTTGCGTTTCTTTGCTGGCCCCGGCGTTGTGCAAGATGTTGCATTTAGCTTGCAGAATCCAAACTCTGCAACTGCCGCAACAGCAGGTGCTCCGGCTCCTGGCTCAACCTTTGGTGAGCAAGCATTCTTCCAGGGTTCCATCCGTGCAAACGGTGGTCCTGGTGCAACAGGTATTGCGCCATATGGCATTCCACTAGTGGAAATTCCACTGATGCCAGAAACGCTTACTGGTGACTATGCTTCCCCATCTGGTAGCCACGGTCATATTGAGTTAATTTTCCCCAACAACAAGATTGTTGGTATGCACAGAGATATCACCGTGTATCGTCAATTCCAGCCCAAGACTGATGTGATTGAGTATACTCAATTCCTCAGAATGGGATGCCAGATTGAGCACCTTGATCACTATGTGCTTGCAAAGAATGTGAAGTTGCGCACACTCTGATAATAACTGGTTAATGTTGATGGCGGGGTGGGGAAACATCCCACTCCGCCAAAAACATAATGGAGTCTTATGACAGATAATGTAATTAAAAGTGAAGATGTCGCCCCAAAAAAAACGACAAAGCCAAAACCAAAGAAAGTGGAGCCAACAACTCCTGTCTCTGGTGATAAAGTCGTTGTTTATTTTGAAGGAAGCGTATATTCCTTTGTAGATGGAACTTCATTCACATATCAAAATCCGATGAAAGAATGGCCGGCTGATGATGCTGAAAGATTATTCAATATGGGACTTTTTAGAAGAGCAACTGACGAAGAAAAGAAGTTATATTATAATAGTGTGGAGGCATAACAATGGCTGGCAATCTTTCTAATTATCTTGAGAATAAATTACTTGATCACTTTCTTGGCACAACTTCATTTACAATGCCAGCAGCCGTTTATGTTGGCTTGTATTCTGCTGCCCCTGATGATACTGGCGGTGGTACGGAAATCAGCGGAGGCTCCTATGCTCGTAAGCCTGCCGCATTTACTGCAGCCGCAAGCGGCGCAACATCAAACAGTGCAAATATAGATTTTACAGGAATGCCTGCCGTTACTGTTGTGGCAATTGGTATTCACGATGCATCCACTGCTGGTAATCTTTTACTGTGGGGAACTCTCACGACAAATAAAACAACAGATGCAGGAGATACGCTAAGAATTGCCACAGGCGATCTTGATATCACAATTGACTAAGGAGAGCCTATGAAAAGACAAGAGTTTAGTGGCGGTGTACTAAGAACAACGTTATCTGCCAATATTAATAACGCTGCCAGTTCTATTGCTGTTGTAGATGGTTCTACATTTCCTTCTGGCTCTCTACCTTTTGTAATTGTAATTAATAGGGGCAATGCGGCAGAAGAAAAAATTTTAATTTCCACCAGGGCCGGAAATACATTTACCGTTTCCAATCGCGGCTATGATGGTTCTACAGCAAACTCTCATTTAAATGGTGCTTTTGTTGATCATGTTCTTGACGCAACAGTAATTCAAGATATGAATCATACCACATATGATAATGAAATTTTGGTTTGGATGGGGGCTGACTAATGGCTAGTTTAACACCTAAAAGTTTTT